CGGCGTGTTCCTTGATGATGCAATTGCATTGCAAGACCAATCCAAGTGCATTGCGCTTGGAACGACAAACGGCAAAGTCACGGCAACCGGATATTCAGTTTTGGAAGTGTGGGCAAAGCATGATTCCGCGTTGAATATCGTTGCAAAGGACAATGCCTTTGTCATGGTTGATGTGTACGACAACGCCGTTGTGAATGTCATCGCAAGCGACCGGGCGAAAGTTTGTGTGAACCATCACGGCGGCAAAGTGATACAAAAAGCCACGGGCGATGCCGTGGTGAAAATCCGGGAGAAGTCAAACAAGTAAAATGAACCATTTATGGACAACAAAAATATAATCTTTCAAATGCCATTCGATGAAAGCGATGGCGCGCTTGTCGCTTATGACTATTCATCGAACCGCGCCGATGGCGTTGTGTCCGGAGCGCATTTCGTTCAAGGAAAGAATGGCAACGCCATTTCCTTTTCCGGCGATGATACTTGCGAGGTTGACAAAAGCGTATTGCCCACCCTTTCCGTTGACTTTTCGATGTTGATGTGGGTGAATGGTGCGGAATGCGAGGTTGGCACGCCAACACAATTGATTTGGATGCTTGCTTTCGCCGGGCTTGACAATTACATTGAAGTTCCCATCGAAGCGAAATCCGGAACTTGGTTTTCGCTTGCGCTGGTAAAACAGGGCGTGAAATATCGTTTTTATGTCAATTCATCCTTGATTAAGGAGGTGACGAACGGCGGCACGCTGCAAGGCGTATCGCTTAACCAAGACCATTATGGCGGCGATTATGGCTTTGGCTTGCTGGATGATGTCAAGATGTACAATCTTGCATTGTCGCAACAAGATTTGATTTCGGAAATATCATCCGCAAAACAACAGGCATACACCATTGACGGACACGATTTCAAGGATTACGGAATCTATGTGTCGGCATCCGATGGTTTGTTGTCGCGTCCGAAACTGAAAGACCCGTTGACGGTCAATTGGGACAACTATCACGGCGAAAGCGTGGATTTGATGCACAAGTTCATCGAAGCGCGCGACATCACGTTGTCTTGCTTTGTCAAGGCAGAATCCAAGATTGATTTCATCAAGCGCGTGAACGACTTTGCACATCTTTTCGATAAGAAAGGAACGAATCGCCTTGTCGTTGACGTGCATCCGGTGAAACCTTTGATATATGAAGTTTACATCAAGGATGAAATCGAAGTTTCAAAGACTTGGAACGATTCGTTGATGGTCGGCACGTTCAAGTTGAAGTTGCGAGAACCCGAACCCGTCAAAAAGGTGTTGAAGCATATCCGCGTAAGCGAAGCCACAAAGACTTGCGAAATCACGTTGACATCAACCAAGTATGTGAACATATATTGGGGCGATGGCAATGTTGATTATGACATCGCGGGCAAGGATGTTTCAGTACAACACGAATACACCGAAAACGGCGATTATTTCCCCGTTGTCACGGGTTGCATTGATGAAATCACATCATTCACCACAAACGCCATTATCGTATGGGAGCGAATATAATTATCACCAAACCGAACGGAATCCGTGTGCCTATGGAATCAAGGGCAACGGCGACCGCCATCACCGCCGCAAAGCAGACTTGGGCGTTGAATGCAGAAGATACCATTGCCATCACGGTTGTTTCCCCATTCCCGCAAACATACGGGATTGGGGACGTGATAACCGTGCTCGGGCGTGACTATCGTTTGAACCGTTTGCCAAAGGTCAGCAAAACAGGAATGCAAGAATACCAATACGATTTGGAATTTGAGGGCATCCAATACGACCTTATGCGCGTGACGTATGACGTGAACATCAACACCACAAACAACCAATTACAGGACATCCAAGGCGATTCCTTGACGGGCGATTTGAAAAGGTTCATGGAGGTGTTGATAAGTAACGCAAACCGCGTGTTTCCCGGCAAATGGGCGTTGGGTGTATGTCCGGAAACGGATGGCGACAATACTTTGACGTTTTCGGAAAACGACAATTGCTTGTCGGTGCTGCAAACATTGTGTTCGGAAGATAAGTTTGGCGTTGAATTTGAGATTGAGCGCGTCAACGGCGTTTATGTCATCAACATCAAAAAGACCATCGGACAAACCTTGCCTTTCGTGCTGGAGTACGGCAAGGGCAAGGGCTTATATTCCATTTCGCGTGAAAACGTGTCATCCTCAAACATCGTCACGCGATTAAAGGTGTACGGCAGCACGGAAAACATCACGTCAAAATATCGCGCCGACCGCCTTTGTATGTATGGCAAGGACAAGGCATCATCTTACATCGAAAAGGCGGATGCCGTGGCGAAATACGGCATATTTGAGGGACGCAAGAATTTCAACATCAAGCCGACATTCACGGGCAAGGTGTCATCCGTTGTTGATGGCGATGTGTTGTCATTCATTGACACGTCATTTCCATTCGACATCAACGCCAAGAACGCATCCGGCGAAACCTTGTATTTGATTTCCGGGGTGTCCGCAAAGGTGCATTTCAATTCCGGAAACCTTGCCGGATATGAATTTGAGGTTCACGCATACGACCACGCGACACACAAGTTCACGTTGGTAAAGCAGACCGATGACCGGGGCAACGTGTTCCCATCGGAAACATCGCCCGCATTCCAAATCAGCCAAAACGACACATACAAGGTGCTTGACATCGCTTATTCGCGCGACATCGAAGAAGATGCAGAAAAGAAGCTGGCGGAAGAGGGCAACAAGTATTATGACCAAAATTCACAACCAAAGGTTCAATATTCGGTGAACGTGACAAAGGCGTTTATCGAAAACAAACTTGCGTTGTCGGATGGCATCACGAATGTATTTGCGCCGGGCGATTATTTGCCAATCAAGGATGATGAAATTGGCGTTGACAAGTCAATCCGCATCAAGTCATTCACGCGAAACGTGCTTGACCCATACGATTATTCGTTGACCATTTCGGACACACAAACAAAGGGCGACATCACAACGCGCGTGATTTCCGACCTTGTGGACATTGACAAGGTGTTGACCATCAACAACCTAAAAGACCCGGCACAGGCGCGCGCAAATTGGCGTTCATCGCGTGAAGTCTTGAACATGGTGTTCGACCCGGAAACGGGCGGTTATTACAAGGACAAAATCACGCCGGAATCCGTGGACACAATGATGTTGTCAGTTGGCGCGAAGTCAATGCAATTCGGCTTGATAAACACCGTCTTTGAGCCAAACTTTAATGGAAATCCGAACTTGTTCAAGTGGAAAGGTGGCGTTCTTACACATTACACCATTGACCCGGACAAGGCGCGTTCGTGGGTGCTGGCGGATGGGACAACGGCATTGCAACAAAATGTCCCATATTACATCTATGCAGTTTGCAACCGCGACAATTCAGCCGGAACAATGAGCATTTCGACAACCCAACACAAGGTTGAAGAATCGCCGAACGTGTATTTCTTTTTGATTGGAATTTTGGGAAGTATAGACGCGGACACAAAGGTTCGTGCCATTTCCTTGACGTATGGTTTCACGACCATCAACGGACGTTTCATCAAGACCGGACGCATCGAATCGGCGGATGGTACAACATATTTCGACCTTGACCAATCGGAAATCGGCGGGCGAATCGTGTTCACGCAAAACGGGCAAGAAAAAACGCTTGAAGAACTTGGAAGCGAAGCGATGGAAAGCAAGGATTTCATCAACAATACATTGCCCGGAATCCTTGACGAAATCAAAGCGCAATTGGATGGTCAGATTGAACAACATTTCTATCAGATAGACCCATCCCCGCTTTCAACCGCGCCAGGGTCGGAAGATGGCGTTCCGAATAGTGGATGGACGGATTCAACCACGAAAGAAAACCATCTTGGCGACTTGTATTATAACACGACATCCGGCAAGGTATGGCGATATGTAAAAATTCAATGGCGACCAAAGCCGGGATATGCGCCCGGCACGTTCTATGTGTGGCAAGAACTGCAAGATTCGGAACTTGCGCAAGCCATCGCGATTGCAAATGAAGCGTTGGAACTTGGCAAGGAGAAAAACCGCATCTTTACATCAACACCCGTGCCGCCTTATGATGTCGGCGACTTGTGGGTTCAAGGTGCGACCGGGGACATCATGCGATGCAAGACCGCAAGGGAATCCGGCGCGTTCACATCCTCGGATTGGGAAAAGGCAAGCAAATACACGGATGATTCAGCATTGAAGAATTTCATCAACGGCGACTTTGCAAATGCCATTGATACGATGACCGAACAAATTGACGGAAAGATTGAAACGTGGTTTCAAACGTCCGACCCGGCATCCAATTGGACAACGAACGCGGAAAAAGCAAAGCATGTTGGCGATATGTGGTATAATTCAAGCACGAAGTTGTTGAAGTGCTATCGTCAGACATTCCGTTTTGTCAATGGTATGGGAACGGTCGTTTATATATGGCAAACCATCGAAGATAAAAAGGCGATTGATGCGTATGATGCGGCAAGCAAAGCACAGGACACCGCCGATGGCAAACGCCGCGTGTTCGTTGCGCAACCTTATCCGCCTTATGATGTCGGCGACTTGTGGGTTGATGGAAAGGAATTGCGCCGTTGCATCACCGCAAGGGCATCCGGTTCGTGGAATACAAACGATTGGGTTGTTGCCGTGTATTACGATAACACACAAACAACGATTGATGGAGGAATTGTCACATCCGGAACAATACAGGTTGCGGGCGACAACAAATCCATCCTTGCCGGAATCACGGGAAACGGCACGGCATCCGATTCCATCCGCTTTTGGGCTGGCGCGTCATTTGAGAATCGCAAGACCGCGCCTTTCCGCGTCATGCAAGATGGTTCGGTCGTGATGTCAAAAGCGCAAGTGGAGGGCGTTATAAATGCAATATCGGGGTCAATCGGCGGATTCCGCATTCAGCAAGGACAAATCGGATATGGTAGTTCAGACGAACAGGACACGACAAATGGATTGGCGTTGTTTCGCGATTTCATAAGATTCTGCAACGACAAACAACGCGTGTTGCTTGGTTGCCTGTCATCACTTGGTTATCCATATAACGGCTATATGTCGCTAACTGATAACATGGGAACAACGCTTGAATTGCACCACAACAACCCATCAACGAGTGATGCAAATATTGAACATTGGTATCATCCGAAAGCCCTTGGCGTATATGGCAATCAATACAACATTGGCAAGGTTGCAGCATTTGAAAATGGTTACATCGGGCAAGCGTACACGGACATTATAGAACTATGGTTCGCGATTACGCAAAAGTTCCATTTTACCGCAAACACGACTAAATATTTGAATGTCAAGTTGCCAACATTGGCACAGGTGAACAAGCAGACGAACAATGTTCCAACAATATTTGACATCGAAATTGTGTGCGACCGAAATATGGGAAACCGAATAAGAGTTTCACCGCAAAGCGGATGCACGTTATACAACAACGATGGAAAATCTATTAGTGGACTTGACATGGAGCGTGGCGATTCATTGA